CTGGTGGACAACATCATCTTGGCCCAGGTGGTTTACCTCCAAACCACCCTCACCACCCTCACAATTTAGGTCCAGGTGGACAACATCATCTTGGCCCAGGTGGTTTACCTCCTCATGTTTATGAAGGATATGATGATACAAAAATTAACTTTTATTTTATGGATGGGTGCGGCTTTTGCGAAAAAGCAAAGAAAGCTATTAAAGCTGCTGGAAAAGAACATTTATTCAATATTAAATCAAAAGAAGAAGCCCCAAAAGATGTCCGTGGATTCCCCCATTTTGAAAAAGGTGGAAAATCCCAAACCGGATACAAGGCGGATATTAACAAATTAATTGCAGAACTTAGTTAAATGACTATTCAGAAAAATAATAATTAAATTAATTTATATTTTTTAATTAAAAATGTGGTTAAATATTTTTAATTTAGTAGCTTTTACAGTTGTAGGAATAATTTTACTTGTATTTGCACTTAACCTTAAGAAAATCGAGAATCCAGTTACTGACCAGCAAAAATCCTTAAATGGGTTACGTGAACTTGTGATTATTGTTGGTATTTTCTTATTATGTATAGCGGCAATTGAGATGGCAGATCTTTTAATTTTTAAAACAAAACATAGATTATCTCATGGAAGAAAATAAAAAATCCCCTATTAAAAAAAATGAATTTTTAATGGAAATTCCATTAAAAAATGGGATGGCCGCGATGAATAAATCGACCGATGAGACTATGAATATGACCGATGAGACTATGAATATGACCGATGAGACTATGACAGACGAACCTGAAACCCAAAAACTCTCTCTGATGGTTCCGGACGGCGGATGTGGGGGAGACGACCCGATTGATGGATTCCTGATGAAAGGGTTGGGAACTCCGATTGGAGGTCCAATTGCTCCGGTCTTCATGCCGGCACCGATTGGTGAACAAGTGTTCCCGTCGAAGGTCACAGTAGATAAACTTCGAGCCACCGGGTGGCAGATGTTTACAACAGATGAAATTGATTGTGATTGTTATTTAGTGCAAGAAGATGAAGAAGGACATATGTGGTGGAAACCCGAACCATTGTAAAAAAGTATAAAAAATTATAAAAAAGTATTTATTTGTTTGTAAAATAAATACTTTAAACTTGATATTTTTACCACATACCTGCACTTTGCATAGCAGCAGAATTCGAACTTTGCATATTTGCTGCACCGTTGGCTAAAAGACCATTTTGATATTGGGCAAAAGCATAAGCAGTTGTTGAACTTGATTCACATGGTTGATAAATTGTTCCTCGGTTAGTGGTTGTCCACGTGGGTCCATTATTGCCAGCAGACTGAAGACCAGCAGTTCCAATCTTAGCTTCAGCAGCATTCATATTTGTTGTACCCATAATTCCTTCGGCATCGAGCTGAGTATAGGTTGAATATTGAGGTCGCTGGGCGTTTTCAACTAAAACGCGATCACTTGCCGAGTCACATCCAGCAGTTTTTGTCATAAATGAGTTTTCACAAACAAGTCGCCCAGTTAGATCTCTACCGCTCCATACAGGACATGACATTAAATTTGGGTTTTCGAATCGATCGGACTGAATTTTGTTAGCCCATGCCGTGTTAACTTTACACGTTCTTAAAGAACCATTTAAACTAATCATGTATATTTTTTATTATAAGAATATTTTTTTTTTAAATTTTTTTAATCAATAAATGTTTAATATTACTTAAAATTTAAACATTATTAATAAAATGCAAAATATTTTTGATACTTTGACAAAAATTTCTGATGAAAATGAATTATACGAAAAAATCGATGAATTCGTTCCTGAATGGATAATTGGCGCAATTTTAGATTATTCTGATGATTATCCTCATTTAAAACATAACTGGGAAATTATATGCCAACGTTTAGGGGTTACTCCTCAGAAAATAATTTTAGTCACAAAAATTCCTTTTGATCCGGATGAAAAGAATACCAAAGAGATTGCTCTTATTTGTGAAATTCTTGTTAGGAAAGGTTATGTTGTACGGAGAAGTTGTGAATTATTTCAGTGTAAGAAGTGTCGAAAAGCTTTACTTCCCAAAAATTTATATGAGGAACTTCCCCGGGATAAAATTCCAAATCTTCCCGATGAATGGAACCCAACTTGTCGAAATTGTTAACAGTTGAAAAATAAATTTAAAAATTATTAATTTTAAATTTAATAATAAATGACTTCGATTTGTGATTTTTTGCCAAAATATCCGTTACTCGAAAGCGAAAACGAATTTCAAGCGTATCCCCGAACCGATTTCAATCAAGCGATATACCAAAAAAAAGAATTCAATGAATTAAAACTGGATAAGAGTTATGAAGTTCCAAAAGAACCGGGAGAATTAATGAAACACCAGAAAATTATTGGAAGATTTTTAAATTTAACTCCGTATAATGGAATTTTATTATTTCATTATATGGGATCTGGAAAAACATGTGCGGCTTTTTCAGCCGCCGAAGAAATTATGAGAAATAAAGGAAATAATATTTTTTCAACCATTGTTCTTAGTAAAAATAAGGCGCTCGGTGAAAATCTCCGAAATGAATTAATTAATGTTTGTACGTCGGAAGATATGTATAAGGGAGATTCTTCCAAACCAAAACCTGAAAGGGATTTGCAAACCAAAAAATTGGTTAATTCAAAGTATTCTTTTTATACATGGGAAAGTTTGTTTGGATAAGCGACAATGAATCCAAAATCCAAAGGCTATGTTTCAAACGTAAAGAATCTTTTTAGTAATAAAGTTATTATTATTGACGAGGTTCATAATTTACACCCTCACGACAAATCCAAAGATAAAACTTATAATTTATTACATACATTTTTACATACTATTCAAAATTCCAAAATTATTTTATTATCTGGAACACCAATGCGGGATTCTGGCACCGAAATTAAAGATATCTTAAATTTAATATTGCCATTAAATAATCAAATCAGTCCAGACCATTTTAACGACAATGGAGAACTAATAAATGAAAAATCATTTGTTAATAATTTTATTAAAGGACGTGTTTCGTATCTTCAAGATTTATCCGTAAATGATTCTATTAAAAAAGAATTTGTAGGGGATATTGAGATTGGAAATTTTAAAATTTATCAAAATAATATGGTCGACGGTGGAATTCAGAATTCCACTTATAATAAATTATATAATGACGATAACTTATGGGGAGAATTTTCGAGAAATCTCCGCCAAGCCTCTTTAATGGTTTTCCCAGATAATTCTTTTGGGAATACTTCTACCAAAGGAGGGGTGGATTCTGGATTTCAGAAATATATTGAAACATCAAATTCGAAAAGTTCGATAATATCCAAAGGAGGTGGGTTTACTAGTTACGAATTAAAAAGAACAGAATGGTGTAAAGTTTTCACAAGTAGTTTCGATGAAAATTTGGAAATATTAAAAAAATTATCTACAAAATATGGAAATTTGATTCAAATGTTAGAACAAGAAGAAAATAGAACAAAATCAACTTTTATTTACGAAGAAGCATTGGAACAAAGTGGCTTGGGAGTTTTGGCTGCATTATTAAGGAAATTCGGATTTACTAGAATAACAACGAAATCGCGAAGAGCAGATTATAAAGGATTTGCAATAATTTCCGGGAATGAAAGTGATAATGTAATTCAGGCAATTTTGGATATTTTTAATTCACCCGAAAATTTTGATGGGAAATTAATCCGGATAATTTTAGGTAGCGCAAAGATTAAAGAAGGTTTAAATCTTAAAAATGTACAAATTGTTCATGTAATGTCTCCGCATTGGAATTTTGCTGATAAAGATCAAGCGATTGGGAGAGCTTTTCGAGTTGGATCACATAAAGTTTTACTCGAAAACTTGTCGGAAACCGAACGAGAAAATTTTGCCGTCAAAATTTATCTTCATGCGGCAATTCCGGTAGAAAATGGGAAACCAAACACTAATAATTCTATTGACCTTAAATTGTATAAATTATCAGCGGCTAAAGATCGTCCAATAAAGCGAATTGAATATTTAATTAAAACAAATGCATTTGACTGTGAATTAAATTTTAATAAAAATATCCGAAATTCACAATTTGACAATAAACGCGAGTGTGAATATGAAAAATGTGAATATTCATGCGAAGGTATAACAGATAGAAATCCTAAAAAATTGGATTATTCAACCTATAACTTATATTACGACGACGAAGCAGTTTATAATATTAAAAAAATTATTGAACAGCTTATTAACGAAGGATTATTTAGTTTTTCAATTAACGATCTTAAAAAAAACAAACTTTTGAAATGGACAAAAGGTGACGATTTTTTGATTATAAAAGCCCTTGGCGAACTAGTAAATTCGAAAGAAATTATTTATAATAAATTTGGGATGCAATCAGTTTTATGTAACGAGGGTGATATTTTTTACATACGAGATAGTATTTCAGATTTAAATCCAAGTATTTTAAATGTTTTCTATTCTGAATTTCCTTGTATACATCCTAATTTTAATCAAATTTGTTATTTACTAAACGAGTTAAAAGATGGACAAAGTATGTCTGAAATAAACCCGAAATTACCTTTAGAAATACAAGAAAGTCTGATAAAACGTTGTTTATTAATGGATGCCCAAAAACAAACATCTCCTGTAGTTAAGAAAATAATCGAGTTTTGGGAAAAGGCAATTTCACAAGATGGAAAGATTTTAAGTTTACAGATTTCAAAGAAAAAAATCTGCCTAAACTTAGATAACAAGATGGAAGGATGGAAAGATTGTTTAGATTCCAAAGAACTTAGCAGAACAATAAAGGGATATACTTGTAAAGAAATTGACGGTGGTTCAATTTCTATTACAGTTCCTAATCTTACTGGGAAAACGGAACTTAGTAAAAAACCTAGAGGTAAAAAATGTGAAAGCTTTCATATTCCCGAACTAGAAAACATTATCGAGGAAATTGGAATCACGGGTTATAAAAAATCAACAGGGAAACAACCATCCAAAAGTTTTTTATGCGAGTTAATAAAAAATCATTTTTTCAAATGAAAATTTTAAGAAAAAAATTATTAATTTATGATAGTAAAATGGAAAATGAATGGGAACCGGTATTCTTAAATAAATCAAAACACACGGGAGGCAAAGGAAAAACTAATCAAACAGGAAAGTCTCAATTATCCGCCATCGAAGCGAGGTATAGAGCACTTGAAAGTCACGAGGTTCCTTCCGATTTAAAACCCAAAAAAATTTCGGAAAATCTTCGAAAAGTCTTTCAGGCTGCTAGACTAAATAAAAAATTAACCCAAGTTGAATTGGCAAAACAGGCAAGTTTGGATGTAAAAATTGTCAACGGAATTGAAAGTGGAAAAAGAGAATTTAATAATAACGAAATTAAAAAATGTGAAAAAATTCTAGGTCCTTTACAAAGAAAATAAATTACCTTAAAATTAAAAATAATATTTATTTAGTTTAAATAAATATTATTATGAACATTATTTTCGACCCCTTTTATCCAAAACCGGTTGAAAGGAAAAAATCAAGGAGACGTAGTCGTCGGTCTCAAAATAAAAGACCAAGAAGTCGGTCACAAAACAAAAGGAAAAGAAACAGGTCAGGAAAGATGAGATCACGGGGAAGTTTGCGAAGAAAAAGTCGAAAATCGCGGAGGCGGGTTTCTTCACCCAAACCGAAATTTACTGTTAAAGAGTTGAAAGAAATTTGTAAACAAAAAGGAATTAAAGGATTTTCAAAATGGAACAAACCATTTTTAATACAAAACTGTCTGCATGGGAATATTCAAAGACGTGGAACAGTTAGATCCATTAATAGAATGAAACCAGTTCATCGTACCCCCCGAGGTAAAGGTGGATATACCCCTCGTCCCAATCCATCCGACAAAAAAAATGAAATTCCCGAAACTTCAAAAAATCCTATGGAAGATTTCTATAAAATACTTGTTCGTCACATAAACGATGTTAAAAGTGCAAAATCTCAGTATTTAAGGCAAACGGTATTAGATTTTGTTCCCGCAAACGGAACAATTTCAAATTTATTAATTTTCTTGGATGCTGGTGAATTTTATGATAATATTTCGCAGATCGAAAACTTAAAACCCGGCTCTTATGTTGCCGCTTTACTAAATATTACAATCGGAAACATGGAAAACTTTATTGATTTAAATCGGAGAACAATTCAAGAAAATCTTCAAAAAATGGCTGCGGCGGCTCCGGTTGTAGTTCATGACGCAAATTCCCCTTTTGCAAAAGAATATATAACGGAAACTATTTGGAACAGTTTTGGATATACTCAAGTTCATAAACATAGTATCATTAAAGTCCCTATGACTGGAAAAAGCGTAAATTCTTCAATAAAAAATGGAAAATGGAGTACTCGTCCCACATTGACAGGTTTTGAGTCATTGTTTAATATTGCGAATTTCCCCGTTAATTCGAAAAGAAATGACGAAGTTTTAATGTTTCATGGTTCCACGTATGGATTTGCTGATGCATTGAAAAGTGCAATTGATTGGACAAAAGGAGGGGGTGCATTGGGAATGGGTTTTTATATGACATTTAACCCAAATGAAGCAAAACTGTATGCATGTGATAGATCACGAGCGTTAAATACGGATGCTTTAATTTTAGAAATTGTAATTAAAAACAGTAACGATTTTATTAGAAGATTTTCAAATTCGTGGAATACGCTTGCCTTAAATGATGGTGATTTTGTAAGAAATGCTCTTACAGGTTGGCAAGATCAAGTAGCTGTCCGGGATTCTATTTTGGGAAATATGGAAATAAAACGCATTCACGTTTTCAAAAAAGGAAGTATAACCCATCATGGAATGAGTTCCGCAATAAATTTTGGGTTTACTGCAAATAAAAACTCCCCAGGATATAAATGTTGATTTTTATACCGTTAAAGTTGGTTTATTTTCCTGTCTAAACGTAAAATCTCCAATTCTTGCTTCAAGGCGTCTCACGATTCCATTTCTTCCACAATGAACAACTACCATTCTGTCATCAAAAGGAATACTTCTCCCAATAATTGGAAAATGATTATTGTTGGTATAATCTTTTTGCGATAAAATCTGATGAGAGTCGTCCTCGTATATAATCAACCGTATATTTTGTATTCGTCCAAGTGGTAACTGTTGTATACTTGGATACATTCCTAAAAAGTGAATAATACAATCCGAATTTGGACAAGTATCATGATAGTACCTTCTATTTGTATAAGCTTTTAAACATGTCCAACAAAAATCTCTCCTGCAATGTGTACATGTTATGTGATGACATTCAAGTGTGCCTCCGGATAATCCTGTTCGTCTTTCATATTCCTCTTGTTGAGGATTCTGAAATTTTTGGACCGTGGCGTTACAATGGGGACATTTTTTACAATATTTTGAAAGGTAATTCTGAGTTTCTTGGTCCGGCCTACTTCCCGATAAATTTTCATAATCATGACAGGAGATCCCCTCATGCCACAATTCATTGCAATATGAACAAAATTTTGTATTACACGAAAAACAAGTTATACTTAAATTTAAATCAATATGTCGGGGAGGTTCTGATGGTTGAGTAATGTCGCCTATAAATTCATATGGCATTTGACAAACGGTATTCGGACAATATCTCAATTTATCAGGCGGGATATGCATTTTCAAAAGAGTATACCTTTCTAATTTGGAAAAATCCTCAATCGATAAAATTGCCCGAACTCCAGGTGTATCATGTGTGATTAAATATTCACAACCGGAATTGGAATTCGGGCATTTAATGGGAATTGAATCTGTAACATTTCTTAATGCTGATGAAATCTGTAAACGAATACAATTTCTACAAAATATATGTTGACACTCAAGTTTAAACATTAACACGCTTGGATATGATTCCATACAAATAGCGCATTCGTGGATTCCGAATGGAATCGACGGAACTTCTACGTTTATTTCCCGTCTTTCATGATTTGATACCCGTCTTCCATTTTCGTCGTAAATTCGATTTTGTGAATATAAACGGGCAATTGAATTCTCGCGAAATCTTGTCAAATCTCTTTGAATGTTTTGTTGTATTTCGGTAACTCTCTGATGTATGCTTTGTTGATGATGCGTTAAACGTGTGGGAGGTGTTACAACCACCCTATTCCTTGACAGTGGTGTTCTTATCGATGGATTTCGCGTCATTGTTGTATGAACAACTTGAGGTATTCTCGGCTGAATATTCGGTGCTTGCGATGAATTCGTTGAAATACGTGGAACCCGTGGACGATTTGATGAACTTCTTGTCGTTTGGTTTCTGATATTTGGCATACTCGAAACTCGCGGAATTCGACTTGAATTTTCAATTTGAGGGTTTCTAAAAACCGTTGGCAACCGTAAACCATCACTCGATGGGATTTCATTCGTTCTTTGGATTTGCGTGGTTGGTGTAAGATTTCTTACCAGATTATTTACCGACTGATTTCTATTACGATTTCGCCGTCTTTCTTCTCGACTATTTATATAGGCTCTAACAATGGAAGTTGAATTTATAATATTTTCGACTTCGGGGGGAATATGGGGAGGAGACATAGGAGATAAATTATTAACCTCATCCTGTTGGGGTTGGTTATGAGTACTTATAGAAAAAACTGGAGTTATGTTTCGTCGGCGGCGTCGGATTATAAAATTCTTAATAAATGTCTGAACCCGCCCTTGTTTAAAAATTTTAACAAAATTTTTTAATTTTTTATATTTTTGTGTATTTACATTTTTTTTCAAAATTCTTTCAAGGATCATGACAGCTTTCTTTTTTTTGTGGTTTGAATGTTCTCTATAAACAAATTGAATTAATTCGGCCGCTTCTTCACGTTGTTTTTCCTGTAATTTTCTTAAATGAAGTTTGGCAATGAAATTTCTTACGTGACATTGAATTTTTATAATTTTTGGAATATTTTCCAAATGCCCCTTCAATCTTCGTGATCGAATTCTCATCTTAATAATATGTCTATGCATGTTTATATACTTCTAAAGCTTATAAACATATAAATTTCTTTAATTTTTCTTTAAACTGCAAGGATTGTCTCAATTTCTTTAACAATCCGATTTATTGTTAACTCACTTAAGCCAATCTTTTGTTTAAAATCCTCCATTGAAATTTCTTTTTGCGTAATATTAATATAATACCTAACTACCCCACTAGCTACCGATTGCGGTCTTGATCTATTCAGAATACTGGATTTATTTTTTACTTGTTGATAAATTTCAATTACATCATCGACTTGCGACTCGCTCGCTTCAAATTTTTTCATAATTTCTCTAATTAAATCTTCGGCCGTTATATATGTTTTTCTAATTTCTGATTCCTTGCTTAAATTTAAACTTACATGTTTAAGCCCTTTAAGCCCAATCCTTCGCTCTAAATTAAAAATTTTAACTAGATTTTCACAACTTTGGGGATTTCCATTCAATTTATAGGCATGAAATATACATGCAAAAACAATTGCTTTTCTTGAATTACCTCGGTAAATTTTATTCGCCGTTACCGCCTCATAAATATTATTTGCTTTTATAATTATTTTATCTGCAAAGTTCATACCCTCGACATCTTTGTAAATTGTTTTTTCATCACTTTTTCTTTTCTGACAACGACTTGGATCACTGTTATGTTTAGTATCTGCAGATCCATAATAACGCCATTCCTTATTGTATGAAATATCTCTTACGATCTCAGCTCCGCATTCTTCACAGATTTTTACACCATTGTCGTAAATTACATTCTCATGATTGCAAACATCCGAATTTGAACAATTTTCTGTCATATCACCCCCATTTTCATTCTCAACTTCTTTAAGTGCATTATCGAATAAATCAAAAGAATCCATTTTTTTTTTAATTAGTTTTAATTTTTTAATTCATTTTTATTATTTAAAAAATTAATTTTAAATAAAAAATGTCAGGAACAAAGGAATCAGCAAAACAGTATGGGCATACTGCCGCTAATAATGTTAAAGAACCAGGAGATGATAAATATGTTGTTCTATGTGAGACAAGTGGGGAAGAAATGGAAAGTTGGTATTATTTTATCAGGTATGGAAATAATCGCGAGGCGCTAGAATATCTTCAAAAGCAATTAGAGGCCGTTGATATGTATGTAATTGATGATTTAAGCGCGTTTGATTTGGATTTAGAGCATTTTTTTAGTGAAACAACCGCAAAAGAAATGATTCGATTAGAAGTTAATACGATTTACCATAGAAAATTTGATGGGGAATTAAGTGTAATTAATTTCGGGTTTAAGAAAAGAGATAATAATGATAAAAAAATCGAAAGAATTAATGATTTAATTTGCGGTGGGAATATTGATAAATATATCGACGGTGAAGACACTGAAGGTTGTTCTAATTATAATTCAGATGAAAGTAGTTCCATTGGCGATGGAAATTCGGATGAAGATGATGAGGAACTATTCCCTTTACCCGAGAACGAGGGGGGTCCTAAATTTGTTCGCGAGGATACTGATGAAGAAAACAACGATAGTGAAAAAAAGGAGGAGTCAAAAGGTAAAGGTAAAGGAAAATCTAGTGTCCCCGATGCTGTTCAAGTTGTAGCTGGACAAAGGCGGAAGAAAAAAAATTAATAAAAGTATTCATCAAAAACGATAGTTTGGCTGAAAGGAAAATCTTTTATAAGAAATCCAAGTCCACCGTTTGGGCCGATATCCCATATATTGTCCCCGATTGACATAACAACGTTGAATCCTTGTGATTTGATATGATTTCTACAATTTTGTTTAAAATCGGAAATATCGGATATATTTGGAGGGCGGAAAAAGATTTTTTCGAAATCTAAATTTAAATGATTAACCATTTTATCCCCAGTATAGTGCATATTTTCTTCATGACCGCTTCTAGCAGTGACAATGAAAATATTAAGTCCTTTATTCATACAATACTTATAAAAGTGATAAATTGGAGGAATTGGAATGTGATCTCGCCAGTTTTCTTCATCAACGTTAATTAGTGTTCCATCGATATCGAAAATAATGGCTTTGTTTGGAGAAAAATCGAACTCTAATAGATTTTCTAACTGGCTTGTAATATATGAATAAAAATTTCTATATTTCATTGGGGGCATAGTTATTTAAAATTAAATTTTAATTTTAAATTTTAAAGTTTTTTTTACAAAAATCTCAAGATTTTATTTTGAATTTTATATTCAGATCCGCATTCATTGCACCTCCTAATTGTTTTTTTTGAAAATAGTATATATAAAACTGTAATTGTAATTAAAACTCCAATTGTTATGCTTGCCGAAAACTTTGTTGGAACGCCGCAAATTACAATATAATCAAGAATAAAATAATACGTAATCGCGAATAATATTAATTTTACTGTAAACTCAATCCACGGAGTTGTCATTTATTAGTACAAGCAAAAAAAAACTTTTTTTATTTAAAAGTTAATAAATTACAAAGGTTTTTCCTCTAATTCAAGTGTCTAATAAATTGTGTTATTCGGAATTATAAGGAGATTGATTTTCTTACTAAAAATGAATAAAAATGATATTTATTAAAAAATTTAGTATAATGAATTTTTTAAGATTAAGAACATTTTTTAAAGATAATATTGACAAAGAAACCCCCACCACCCGCGCCATGTTATCATTAAATCCAAACGCTATTCCTCTATTTGAACAAAATATTCATAAAATAAATTGGGAGCATTTATCCGAGAATCCAAATGCAATTCATCTTTTAGAAGCAAATATTCATAAAATAAATTGGAGTAGGTTATCCGAGAATCCAAATGCGATTCCTCTTTTAGAACAAAATGTAAATAAAATTGTATGGTATTGTTTATCCGAGAATCCAAACGCAATTCATATTTTAGAAAAAAATGTAAATAAAATATGTTGGGACGCGTTATCAAGGAATCCAAATGCTATACATTTATTAAAAGAAAATATTCGTAGAATTGATATAAGTTGGTGGGGGTTATCATCAAATCCAAATGCTATGCCGATTTTAGAAGAAAATATTCATAGAATTGATTGGAGTGGGTTATCAAGAAATCCAAATCCAAATGCAATAAATTTATTAAAACAAAATAAAAATAAAATAGATTGGGGTTGGTTATCCTCCAACCCAAACGCTATGCCGATTTTGAAAGAAAATGAAAATAAAATTGATTGGGATGGGTTATCCAGAAATCCAAATGCGATTCCTCTACTAGAACAAAATATTCATAAAATAAATTGGTGGTATTTATCACAAAATCCTAACGCTATTCCTCTTTTAGAACAAAATATTCATAAAATAAATTGGTTCTGTTTATCTGCAAATCCAAGTATATTCGAATACGATTATCAGGCGATTAAAGATCGTATATACAACTCTGGACTATGTGAGGAATTGATGGCAGTTATGTTTCATCCACAAAATTCACACAAATGGGTGGATTGGGGTTTTGAAGATATGGTTCCTGATGGTTTGGAATAGCAGTGCTAATGAAATTAAATTTAAAATTAAAAATATACTTGCTTTTAATTTTAGTCGAATAATTGCCCAACTTCATTAAATAAGTTATCTTTTTGAGCGGACGAACTTTTAACCTTTGGAGGTGAAGGTTTTTTCATTCCTTTACCATTTTTCTGCCAAGGTAATTTTTGATTTTTATGCATTTCATGAATTGCTGTTTGAATATATTTATCACGACTTTGAGAAACGATATATTTAATTAGTAGTAAAATAAAAACAGTTGAGATAATTATAGTTGAAGTTATAATTTGAGTATTTTTTTCTATTTTGTATAAATCTAAGTTTTTGGATAATATTTTATGAAAATGACTTATTTGTTCTTGATTGGCCGCAAGTTCGTTTGTTAAATTTCCTAATTCAATTTGTTCAGCGCAACAAATTTTATCCCATGTTTTCCGATATGAATTTGTTGCCTTATTAATATCATTTATAGCATTATTAATATTGCATTGTGCAACCTTTTGTTTACTAAAACTTTGCGCATTTCCAATCGTGCCCCCAGTAATCATTGTTCCAAAGAAAACTCCTGTTCGATTTCTCGATAAAAAGTTTCCAAATGCTTTTATTCCGTTCCACACTGATGCACTCATTTTACTTATTGTTTTAAATAATTTATTTAAATAAATTATTTTGGACCAATTTTATATTTTTTATGCATTTCCGAAAGATTTTTTAAAATATAATTATCATAAGATTTTGACGAATAATATTTAATCAAAAACAAAATAAAAACAAGGCTTACTATAATTACTGCAACTATTAATTGTTTCTTCTTTGTATAGTTATAAGCAGAAATCGAAATTTTCATATCAGCCCCCAAAGCAACCAAGTCCATCTGTCTTTCTTGTAAATCGCCTGTAATAGATTCTAATGTAGCCAATTCCTTGCAACATAAATTATCCCATAGTTCTTTAAATTCTTTGACTTTTTTATTAAGGGCGGCAGCTTGTTTTTTAATACATGCCGCATGTTGTTTTTCTTCGCTAAAATTATTCATATTTCCAACTGTGCCACCAGTTGTAAATAACGCCAACATTGCCCAACTATCCGCAGTCGTGCTTATCTCGGCTCCAATTAGCGCAGCAATTCCACTAAATAACACCATTTTTATACTAATAGAAATGATTATTTTTTAAACAATAAAAAAACAATTATCATAAATAAAATAATATTTGCAACTAAAATGGAAATTTTATTTTGTGTAATTCCAGCCTGTAACGCTAGATTATTCAAAATAATACTATCCTGTGTTATTTTTTCATTAGTTTCCATAACTTGATAAAGTTTATCATCAATCTGAATTTGATATTGCATACTCATTATTTGCCCCATCGAATTTACGGATTGCATATCCATTTTTGCTGATTCTAGGGGATCTTTCCCATCATCTCCACTTGTAATTGGATCGGGAACCGCAAAACCAAAACCTACGATTCCAACAAGACCTTTTAAAAATGCTAGTGTCCCTTCGCCCGCACTCAAACTTCCTTGCTTACTACAATCTATTTTTGAGGATTCCGGCGGTGAAGGGGAAGGTGATGAACCCTGTACTAAAGATGTTGAACAACTTGCTTTCCCACAAACATTTGCATTTCCAGGAATATTATTTTCTTGAGAACTTGCTTCAAGATTATTAACTTGGGATTTATTTCCAGGTTTTGCACAATTTGCTTGCGAACAAACAGCTGGTTGGCACTTGTTATTTAACCAGGTACACCCTGTACTCTTGTCACAATCATTTTCATTGTTATGGTTACAACCTGTTGATGTTTCAATTGAACTCATATTTTAATATGCTTATATATATTTAATTAAAAATATTATTTTGCTATATTAATAGGAATAAAAGAAAAAAATGGCAGACGTTCCACCAGAAAACCAAATAGGTGGCGGCGAACCACCACCCCCTGAAACCGCAGAAGAAGCAGATGCAAACGAACAAAGCCAAAGGGAAAACCTCGAGAGTACCGCAGCCGCAAATAGCCAGGCTGCAAGTGCGGGTGCTACCGTTAAAGAGGCTGCACCTACTCCGGCAGCTATTAAGGCTCAAAACATTGCTCTTTTAACTAGAATTACTACGGCAATACAGAGCTTAACAGGTTTGGATCAAGTTAAACAAAGCGGTATATCTGAAGAACTTGATCCAAACAAACCAGCCGGGCAAAAGTTTTTCAAAGCTCAAAGAGCTTTTAATGAAAGTGTAATAAACTCTACAAATTCTGAACAAAGTCAGGTGGTAATTAATACGGCTCGGGCAACCCGAGATGCAACGTTAAAGGAAATTGTTAACGGTTTTACCCTAACTGCAGAAGAAAAAAATTCTGTTGGAAATGCAATTCGGGATACAATCGAATACTCTGGAATACCTGGGAAAGATAAAGCTCCAGATAATTTGACAATGGAAGAATGGGGGGGGAAAAAGGATAATGAGACGTTTACAAGGGAAGTTGATGGAAAAGTTGTGATAAAAGGAATATGGGGCGGAATTGGTCGAATTTTTTTAGATTCAGATTTGTCGGGATTTTTAAAGACATTTTCTAAGGAAGGTTTCGCAGAACTTCGAGGTATACTAGAGAGAAATCCGGAGCCTAATGCCGAGGCTTGGGAAAAAATTAGCCAACTAATTCAAAAAGAAACACCTGATGCCTTGGATGAAAAACTGTTACAGGCTGCAAGCGAAGCCACATCCGGAGGGACCCCTGAAGCAGCCGCGAGAAAAATGATGGGAATGCGAGATATTTATGAATGTATAAAAGCCTTATTATATCTTGGAGGTATCGGTTGGGCAATCTTTGCAATGATTTCTTTTATCAAAAGTAATACCGGTTGTATGATGATTGAATTAGATAACAGTAAATCAACATCGGATACAAGTTCACCAACAAACTTTGTAAAATTACATTGTCCGAAGGAGGACGGAAAAGGGAATTTCTGGGCTGATGACGGAGTATGTGCAAATATCTCGGGAAATATTCCAACAAATCAAATAATGACAACGATTACACAGGAAGGTAAGAAAAATTACTGTTCGGATAATGATGACAAACGGCCTGAATGCTATCCTACTGGGGGAGCTTCGTGTCCTGGGGGGTTATTATGGCATGGATCAACGGATACCAAAAGTGTAAATTATGAAATTATAAATGTTGGAGATATGATTTCAAATTGGACAAATGCAGCACTTAAGGATGCTCAACAACTTGCCAAAGGGGGGACTGATTTTCTTTCTCAACTTTTAAAATGGTTACCGGTTATCATTCCAATATTAATTGTAATTGTCGTTTTCGGATTAATGAAAAACTTGTTCCATACAGTTTCATATGCAGGTTCTTCACATCATTTTAATTTCAATGGTAAAAATAAAAGGAGAATGAAGTTTCGTTGATATTTTAACCAAAAGTATTTTCTTTGCTAATCGAAACTCTAAGAAATCCTCCGATATTATTAGCCGAATATACAATTCCAACCAAACCGGTGTTTGGAGCCAATATTACTTTTTCATCTGGTGTATGAATAAACATAAATAAGCCTTCTTCTGATGATATTTTGCATCGTTTTCGAATTACGTATAAAAATTGGCCAATAGAAAGATCTTTGCTAACAATAAATTTTCTTTTATCCAATTCAATATTATCGTGAATCTCCCAGATTATAATCGGGACTTTATTTTTATATTTTGTTAAAATATTTGCTGATTGTTCTTCAGTAAACTGATCTTTAATTGTTTCAAACGAAATATTCATAAGTCTTTTATATATATTTTATATTTATATAAAAAATTCAAAACACTTTTTCTTTTCAGTATTTAAAATGAGTTTAAAAACAAAAGTGGAAAAACTAAAATTTGGGTTCGCTATACTACTTTTTTCTGGAGTTATCTTAGGTTTAATCGCTTTTATCCTTCACTTCACTAATAAAAAAGATTGCGGGGAAAATTTTTCAACTTCTTATGATTGCGAAAAGTTTGCAACCCAATCCCCAACTCCAGAAGGGATACCAAAAGATGGTAATGGGAAACAAGATTGGATAAATAAGTGTTCTACAGGGAAGGTGTCGAATGGGTATCATTGTGGGTGGAATTGGGAGTCGGATATTGGATTAGACGCGTGTATTGACTTTGGTATCTCCTCACGCTGCGCAAGCAATCAATGTGCTTCCCAGAATTGCGACCAATGGAAATGTGTTCCAGCAAGGGGTACTGGAAAAAGTGGAAAGGATTTTTGTACGAATGGTAGTCAATGTAGTTCAGGTTTTTGTGATACTTTTAATCATGTTTGTGATGACCAAAACTGTGCAAGTGAAGGGGCGCTATGTTATGGAACCTCCAAAAGTGCAGATTGTGATAAGGCTGGTGACTGTTGCTGCCCAAATTTAATCTGTGATGAATATTATACTTGCAGTCCTCCTCCTTGAAAAATCAACTGTTTTTAAATTTTATATTATATTATTTATAAATATAAAATATATATAAAATGTCCACATTGACCGACAGTGCGACAAACTTTGGTTTGAAACGAAAATATTCAGAGTTCACAGATGTAAATTCAATAAAGAAAACAAAAACAAATCCTGCTTTTGAAACCGGGGTAAATTCGGAGGTTGTTAATGAAAAATATAAAGAAATTTTGCTTGAAATTGAAAAATTAAAAACTCAAAATTTTCAACTCCAAAAAGAAGTTATTTCTCTAAAAAATAAAGTATTACCTAAACAACCAGAATTCATTTCTTATATAAATTGAGTAGGTTTGCTCGGAGCATAGCAACTCTCATGAATCCCGGATTCATAATATGCTTTCCAGCACACAGGTGATATCTTTGTCCCGCCATCATACGCAACAGCCAATCTTTCATTAATCATAAACTGATTAAGCTGTACTCCATTATAAGTAATATCAGCCAACATTCTTCCATATTTTTCTGTTTTAACGTTACTAAGAAAGACAATTTTGTTAAGAATTAAATCGCTTAAACGTTTTTTTGCAATCTGGGCAATTTCCTTTTCTTGGTCATTTTTCCCTCTAATTTCAGGACAATCGATTCCGTTTAATCTCACAGAGAAACGATACATTGGAGATGCGGCATAAGGTAGTTTAGCAGCAATAGTAATTGTATCTCCATCATAAACTTTAATAACTTGTCCACTTGAAATTGGTGGAACAAATGGAATGGTTCCATTCCAATTTACACTTGAATCAAGATTGGTTAAAGCAATTGGAGAATCTGCACAAACTGTTTTTTTTGAATAACAGCAATAAAACATCTTTTAATAAATTATAAATTTTTAATTTATTAAAATTTCTAGAAATTTTTCAATTTTTAATTCTGTTTAATTTGATAAAAAGGCCAACAAGTTTTTTACGAAGTTTAACATTACTTCCAATATAATCTAATAAGGTTAAAATCATACAATTCAATTCATGTTGGATTTCCAAAATTGTACAATATTTTGTTCCTGAAAGATACACTCTTTGTTCATTCCAACTATGCCAAAAAACTCGGGTATCAATATAAGTTGGAGAAACCGACTTTCCAAAAATTCTTGGTATTAAAGGATAGCATAATTCACTATTTCTAAATTCCCTATACTTAAATTGCCAAAAATTTGTTCCATAATTTCCAAAATCTTTTTCACAATTTATCTCCGTAACAATTTGATCATAATACTCAACTGTTTGGTCTAATGAAATTCCATGAGTGTTTAAAATCAAATCAAATATATGTTTAGAGTCGGCAAACACTCTACTTCTTGTTTTTGGATTTATAAGAATTACGGTTGAATAAGCAAAAAATTGGTGTTGAATACAATCATATAATTCGTACATGGATAAATTAATTCCCTGAGTAAAAGAAATTGGAATATTATTTGTAATCCAAGGTTGCATATAAAAATAAATATCTTCATTAGTATAATCCAAAAAATATGAAAAATCATTTTGAGGGTTATTAAAATAACCCCCTTTCCCGGCTCGTGAAACTACCCCATACATTAATGGAACTAACGCAGCATGTTTTACAGTTCGAATTACATCCTCATAACAATTTTTAAAATAGAAATAAGAAATAGTGTTCAGTATATCCGTCGGGAATAAACCCCCGAAATTTGATCTAAAAACTTCAAATGCGGTTTCCATCATTGTTTCTTTTTATATTTACTTTGTTTTTTTAGAATTGATTTTTAGTGTGTTATCAATCCATGCGAAACCTTCATATAAACCCTCCCCTGTTTTGGCACAACATGGTTGAATTTTGAATTCGTTACTCAAGTTTGTAATTGCAACAAAATTTGTAATATCATCAAATACGTGTTGGTAATTTATTTTGACACCGAGATCAATTTTATTTGCTAAAATTAAAAAAGGCGTATTTGAAAGTTCATCTTCGGATAGTAATAATTTAATTTCGTCCATACATTCTTTTAATCTTTCATTATCATTCACATCAATAACAAAAACAAGTCCGTCTGTTCCTGAAAAATAATGTTTCCAAAGTTTTCGTAAACGATCTTGGCCACCGACATCCCATACGGAAAATGTTGTTTTTTTATATTTAAAACTTTCAACATTAAATCCAATTGTAGGAGTTGTAAGTACAAATTCTCCCATATTCATTCGATATAAAATTGATGTTTTGCCCGAATTATCAAGGCCTACAAGCAAAATTCTTTTATGAGAATTGAAATTAAATAAATTTGATAATAATCCACCCATTTTATTAAATACTCTAATTGTTTTTTTAATTAAAACAATTAAAAACATAATATTATAGATTTTTATTTTTTTTTGGAGATCCCGCGAGCAATTTTGTTTTTATACCTCTACCTTTCTCTTTTTTCATTATTTTCATAAGAATAAAAATTGAAATAAGCACAAACACCCCTACTATAATTCCGATTATTAAACCTGTATTATTAGATTTTGGTGTTGTTTCTGAACCACCCGGGCTCGGTTCTGAACTTTTTGTTTGACAGGCATCCCCTATCCACCCTTTATTACAATTGCATACCCCGTTCGAACAGGATCCTTGGTTAGAACATGGATTTCCCGATGGACCTTTTGGGCAATTTGACGAGGGGGTTCCTGGACTACAAGTTCCAGAAGAAATTCCTGTTCCAGCTGGACACGTTGTTGTTGATGGTGGATTCGGAGTACAACCGGGGGAACAATTTGGCCAATCTTTATTATCACAACTCATATTTTTACTTTGGAAAATATTAATTAAAAAAATTTTGAAATTTTTTCTCCGGAATCTAATTTTTGAGGAGAATTAATTTTTGGAGAATTTCCAGTAAGTTCTTTTGTTTGTTCAATGAATGCCGCTCTTTTACCCGTAGATCTTTTATAGTACCAAATTCCGAACCAAACAAGTAGGAACATGATAACAATCATAATAACAATTGAAATTATGGAAGAAGTTGTACTTGGGACGATAGTTGTTGTCATAACCTTGTTTCTTTACTTAAGGATAAAATTTTCTTTAATTAAAAAAGTATGATTCCGTATGCAAAACTAAATAGCTCTTTTCATAAAAATAAATCAAAAAATAAAGAAAATCACGATAAAATTCTTGGGTGTAAGGTAATGTGTGAATTTTCGATGATTTTTCAATTTAATACTGATGTTCGAAAGGAATGTTATAAAAAATGTGATTTAAACACAATGTCAAAGGCTAAACCGGCTAAAATTTTTACAACAAATGATTCATAAAAGTGGAATAAAAATCATCCAAAATTTTTCTTTAAGAAAGTCAAGTGGTTTTGTATAGATTGCGTCGTCAGCGCGAAATTTATGAGGGTCGCAAAGTCGTATTTTTTTTGAATCAATTCCAATTAAACAATATGAGAAAACTCCATCGTCAATAATTATTGGAATGGAATTATCTTGTTCATATTTAGCAAAGTGTTTTAAAAAAATCGCAAATAATATGTTAAATTGTTCACGAACGTAAATGTTATTGTTTTTGATATAATCAATAACGTCCGTACGTAACATCATTTCTACATCCTGGTCAGATATCATGTACAATATGTTGTTTCCATTGATTTTATGTACATCTTTCATATATTTAGAAATATCATATGGTTCGATCCATAAACGACGTGATTGATTAGTCTCAATATAATTTTTGTAATTAACAAAAAAATATTTTAACAATATAGTTATATGAGGTGGTTCGACGCCTATAGCTGAGATTAATGTTTGCATATTTCTATAACTACAACCGTAACCGGTATCATCAAAATTTTGAGCGCCGTAATAATAAATATTATAATTCATTTATTTATTATAATATTTATAAAAAGTATAATCCAATGACATGTTTTTGGGACGGAATCCTCAGATCTCTTGACGATAAAGATTTTAGCCGAGTTGGAACAACAAAATCTCATATTAAATCATTTATACAATTTCTAAAGAGTAAAAATACGAAAAATATTACAACAACATGGAATGGTAATAAATTTACAGAAAAACAATGTGAAGAAAATTATCAACATGTAACAAATTATAATATCGATTCTATATATGGAGGATATGATTGTTCCACATGTGACCCTTTTTTAATACTAATTACACAAATTTTTTCATTAAATACAACCCACAAATATATGGGTTGTACGATATCATACCAAGCATGTGGATATGTTAAAAATGTAAATTACGGATCCAACATGGGCCATTTCTATTTTGTCTCGTGTTCAGAATGCGGTAATATTACTGAACAACCTGTTGTTCAGAGGCCTGTTGTTCAGAGACCGGTTGTTCAGAGGCCGGTTGTTAATAGACCGGTTGTCCAAAGACCTGTTGTTAATAGACCGGTTGTCCAAAGACCTGTTGTCCAGAGACCTGTTGTTCAGAGGCCTGTTGTCCAGAGACCTGTTGTTCAGAGGCCTGTTGTTCAGAGGCCGGTTGTCCAGAGACCGGTTGTCCAGAGACCGGTTGTTCAGAGGCCGGTTGTTAATAGACCGGTTGTTCAGAGACCGGTTGTTCAGAGGCGGGTAATACCAAGGCGTGCATTTACGAGGTGGTTGAAATAATTGGTTTAATTGAATTGGAAAAAACTTGTTTATTTTTAATTATTGGTAATT